CGCGGCGCGATCCCCGCGCGGCGGCATTATCAGGTCGCGCGCCTCGCTCGCGCGCTCGGCCTCCACATCGATCCAGAGAGGATGCAATGAGCCTGTCGAGAGATATCGCCGACGCCGTGCGCCGCGCCGGTCAGATGACCGTCTCCGAGATCCTGGCGGCGTTCAAGCATGAGGACGAACAGCGACTGGCCTACGCGGTGAGCAACGCCGCGTATAACGGCTGGATCATCGGTCCGAAATCGCGCGCCCTGATCCCGAGCGTCGTCTACCGCGCATCGACCGAGACCTCGTTTCGCGGTCCAGCCTGTGCCGAGGAAGTCGCCATCAGCTGGGCCACGATGGACGACCGCTGGCGCTCACAGGCCGGTGAGATTGAGTACGAGGACCATCCGCGTAGTGTCGCCGCTCCTCGCATCCTCTGGCGCGGTTCGCCGCCGCCCGCGCGCTCGTCGTGCGGGTCTAGCGCGGCGATGATGGTCGGCGCGTCACCGGGCATCTACAATGAGCCGCCGTCCCGGTTCGTGCGCCAGGTGGACGACGCCGAGGTCAAGCGCCGCACGCTACGCGGCGAGAGCCAGCACAGGATCGCCGCCGCGCTCGGCGTCAGCCGCGCTCAGGTCTGTTCGGCGCGGCGGCGCATCAAACAAGCGCACGGGACTAGCTTCAGCGTGCATACCGGCAGCAAGACCAGCAAATATGAATGAGGAGCGCGACGAGCCTGGGCGAAAGTGGTTCGGTCGCCAGCGCATCGAGCCGCCGTCGCTTCAGTCCTCGCTCGATCTCGACGCCGTCGCCGTTTCGTCGTTCCGCCGCACCGCTCTAGGATGGGGCGGATATCAAGTTCAGCCGCTGAGGAGAGCAGAATGAAGCCACCGAGCATCCTGCGCGAAGCCGAGGAAATTATCTCGGCGGATCGCGAGCGCACACACGGCAAAGCCGAGGAAAACTTGAGCAACATCGCGACGATGTGGGACGCCTGGTGCCGCGTCTCACGCGATGCGCAGATGACGCCGCACGACGTCGCGATCATGATGGCGCTTCTCAAGATCGCGCGCACGCAGACGGGCGTCTACAATCGCGACGACTACGTCGATGCGGCGGGCTACATCGCGCTCGCACACCGCCTCGCGGCGGCGGGCAACGAGGAATGATGCGCTCGGTCCGCTTGATCCTGCATGGCGAGCCGGCGAGCAAGGCGAACTCGCGGCGGCTCGTCACGATCCGAGGACAGGCGCGCTTGATCAAGAGCCAGAAGGCGCTCGACTACGTCGCCGCCGTGAAACGGACCTATCCGCCGCTTGTGCCACTGCTGGAAGGCGATCTGCGGATGGTCGCAGATGTCTACTACGCCTCGCGCCGTCCAGATCTCGACGTCTCGCTGATACTGGACGCCCTCCAGGATATCGCCTACAAGAACGATCGCCAGGTGCGAGAGATGCACTTGTATCACCACCTCGATCGCGCAAATCCGCGCGCCGAGATAACCCTCGAGGAAATGCACAATGACCAATGACGATCTGTCCCGTTTCGCCGACCGGATCGAGAAGTCGATCCAGGCCGTCGAGGATGCGCGCGAAGATCTAGCGGCGATCAAGGCCGAAGCAACGGCGGCGGGCTACGACGGCGGCGCGCTGGTCAAGGTGGTGGAGATGCGCCACAGCGAGAAGCGCCGGCAGAAAGAGGAAGCGCGCCTCGCGCTGGTCCGGCTCTACGCCGACCGGCTGGGCGTGCAGCTGAAGCTCGATATCTGAGACGGGCCGAGGCTCCTCCCTGCGCGCGTCCGGCGGGGCGCGCCTCCCAAGCGGTCCAGCGTGCTCCGGCGCGTCAACGCCTCCCTCGGTCACCATGCAAGGGCGATGGTCGCTCCCGCCACCTTCTCAATCCCTATCGAGGACATATCCATGTCAGGTCTCTTGCTTCACCGTATCCCTCACGTTTCCGCGTCGTCACTGAACCTATTCGCCGCCGAGCCCGCGCTCTGGGTCATGGAGCGGCTCTGCGGCAAGAAAGGCCGCGTCGGTCCCGCCGCGCATGTCGGCACCGCCGTCGAGGCGGGCGTCGAGGCGGCGCTGCTCAGGCGCGCCAACAATCTCGAGGCCGCGTCGGCGCTCGCGGCGGCGCGCTATGACGAACTCTGCGATGACGCTGACGCGCGCGCGAAAATCGATCCCATGTTGCGCCAGGCATGGGGCGCGCTTGCGCCCTACGGCCAGCCGGACGTCCCCGAGGACGGACGGCAGCACCGCGTCGAGGTGGCGCTGGATGGTGTGCCGGTGGCGTGTATCGGGTACACCGATTTCGTGTTCCACGCGCATGGATGCATCATCGACCTGAAGACGTCCAGCACGCTGCCCTCGTTGATCAAGGTCGCCCACGCGCGGCAAGGCGCGGTGTATGCGCGGGCCTTCAGCAACTACTCGATGCGCTTCGCCTACTGCACGCCGAAGAAATCCGCCGTCTACATCCTTGAAAACCCGGCAGACCATCTCGCGGCGCTGGCGAACATCGCGCGGCGGCTCGACAAGTTCCTGGCGGTCTCGGCAGACCCGCAGGAGCTCGCCGCCATCGTCTGTCCCGACTACGACAGCTTCTATTGGTCCGATCCGCAGACCCGTGCGAACGGGCTGGCCCTATTCGGCTTCTGAGCCGGAGCGCGACTGGCGCTTTCCAGTCAGGTGAAACGCGACACGCAAAAGGAAAACGGAAATGGCTCTCGGTATCCCCACCAATACGAACCGCACCCCGATCGTCAAATACGACGCCCGCGCGGGCCGGTGGTTCCGCGTCGATGGCAAGGACAGCGTTGTCGATATCTCCAACGGCTTCGCCGCCGTCTTCGACCTCGCGCAGATCGACATCGGCTGGGCGCTGTTCGCCGCTGGCGCGCCGCCCTCGACCTCGTTCGCGCGCGTTCCCGCGCCGATGCCGCCGCAGCCGAGCCCCGATCACAAGCGGTCGGTCCGGCTCATGCTCAAGCTGTCGAAGACCGCCGGCGGCGATGTCCGCGAGGTGTTGACTCAAGCGGGCATCGTCCAGGCGGCGATTGACGCGCTCCACGACGCCTACATGGCCGCGCCCGAGGCGCGCGAAGGCAAGCTGCCGGTGGTGGCGTGTCCGAGCACCGAGGCGGTGGTTCAGGCGATGGGCAACGGCGCGAAGAGCACGAACTACAAGCCGGTCCTCCAGATCGTCAACTGGGTGCCGCGTCCGGCGGATCTGCCGCTGACCTCGGGGCCGACGCCGGTCGCTGTGGCTGCTCCCGCGCCGGTCGTTGCGCCGCCGTCCACCGGTTCGACGGTCGCCGCGCCGCCCGCGCCGAAGGCGGCTCCGGTGCCGCTGCCGCCCGCCATCGGTGACGACACCGAGTTCTGATATCGAGATCGGCGCGGTCCTCCCCGCGTCGGTGCCGGTGTCGCCTACCGGCTGGGCAAAGTGGCGAGCGAGCGGGGGCGACATCCCCCGCATCGGTCTGCCCGGACCGCATAGGAGGCACGCATGACCACGACATCGCAGACGCCGCTTGAAGCGGCGCTTGACTACTACGACCGGGGGCTGATGCCGATCCCGGTCCACCGCGTCATCGCGCATCGCGAAGGCAAGCCGATCTGCTCCTGCGGCGCGCGCGATGGATGCGCGAGCCCGGGCAAGCACCCGACGATGACCTGGTCGCAGTTCCAGCGCCGCCGCCCTCCACGCGAGGAGGTGGCCGACTGGTGGTCGGGCGACCGGGCGCGATACGGTGTCGGCATCCTGACGGGCTCGGCCAGCGGCAACATCTTCGTCCTCGACGTCGATGTTGGCCCAGGCAAAGACGGCGACGACAGCCTCCGCGCGCTCCAGCTGGCGAACGAGGATCTGCCCGAGACCGCCGAGGTCAAGACCGGCGGCGGCGGGCTGCATCTATACTTCCGCGCGCCGCCAGGTGTCGCCGTGGTGCGGAACAGCGCGAGCAAGCTCGGACCCGGCCTCGACATCCGAGGCGAGGGCGGCTTCGTGGTCGCACCGCCGTCCGTCCACGCCTCGGGTCAGCCCTATGTCTGGTCCTGGTGCAATACCCTGGCCGAGGGCATCGCCGACGCGCCGGCGTGGCTGCTCGATCTGGTCCGCGCCGAGCCGGTGATCGGGGCGACGCCGCGAGATCGGGTTGCGTCGTCGCCGCCTCCATCGTCGCCGGTCGGTGCGGGAAGCCTCGGAGTTCTGCCGCCCGCGATTGAGGACGGGCGCGAGGAATACATGCGGGACACCGTCTTCGCGGTCGCGCTTGAATTGACCGGCGAGAACGGCGCGTGGCCGACCGCCGAGGAGGTCTACGAGGTCGCGTGGCCGCAGTTCCTGCGGCGCGTCGATCTCTCGCGGCCGGGGCGGATCACCCGCGACAACGCCGAGCAGGAGATGCGGGCCAAGTGCCACCAGATCGCCGTCAAGGCCGAAAACGGGGGCATGGGCGCGCTTGAGGACGTCGTCGCGGCCTACCAGAGCAAGCGGCGGGAACAGCCGCGCCAGGGGCCGGGAAATCGGCAGGAGGAGGCGGCGGGCGAGTCCAAGCGGGACGAACCGCCCGAGCCGCCGCCCGAGGACCTTGGCCGCGATTTCGTGCTGCGGCCTCCGCAGCAGATACCGTTGCGACGGTGGCTGTACGGCGACACCTATATTCGCTCGTTCGTCAGCGTGCTGGCCGCGCCTGGCGGGGCGGGTAAAACGACGCTTTACGTCGCAGAGGCGCTCGCGATAGCGACCGGGAGGCCGCTTGTCGGCATCACGCCAGCAGAGCGGACCGGCGTCTGGATCATGAACCTTGAAGATCCGGCGGACGAGATGGAGCGTCGGATCGGTGCCGCCGCGATCCATTACGGCATCCGGCAGGAGGATATTGCGGGGCGGCTACTGGTCGATGCGGGTCGCGACAAGCCGCTGACCACCGCGCATCAGACGCGCGACGGGGTGGTTATCCATCAGCCGATGATCGACGCCATCGTGGAGGTCATCCGCCGCAAGAAGATCGGCGTCCTGATCGTGGACCCGTTCGTGGCGTCTCATGCGGTCTCCGAAAACGACAACCAGGCCGTCAACGCCGTTCTCGCGTCCTGGCGGCTGATCGCTGACATGACAGCGTGCTGCCCTGTCCTCGTCCACCACTTCCGAAAGCTCAACGGCGAGGAGGGATCGATCGACAGCGTCCGAGGTGGCTCCGCGATGATCGGGGCCGTTCGCACCGCCAGGGTGATGAACGTCATGTCCGACGCCGAGGCCGCGCGGCTCGGGATCGAGGAGGCGGATCGTCGCCGCTATGTGCGGATCGACAACGCCAAGAACAACCTCGCGCCGCCAGCTGCGTCGGCTCAGTGGATCGAGCTGCGGTCGGTGGACCTCGGCAACGGGTCCGGCATCTCGCCGCACGGCGACAAGGTCGGCGTCGCCGTGCCGTGGTCGCCGCCGTCGGCGTGGGATGGAATCACCGAGGAACACGCGCGGCAGATTTACAATCACGTTCACAAGGAAGGGCGGTGCAGGGCATCTGATCGCGCGGGCGAGTGGCTGGGGAAGAAGGTCATGGAGGTATGCAAGCTTGGCGAGGGCAAAGGCGCCATTGCTAGGGCAAAAGTGCTGTTAAAAGAATGGGTTAAGAACGGAATTTTGACTGAAGTCAGAGACGAGGTGCCGAGCGAGGGGCGGGAGATCCCGTTCTATTATCCCGGCCAGCTTCCAGAGAGGTCGCAGCGATGATTTCCGCACTGTTCCGCACTGTTCCGCACTGTTCCGCAGTAAATCCGCATCACTGCGGAACCACCTTTCCGCACTTCCGCACCGCACCCCTTATGGGGTGCGGGGTGCGGTGCGGTAGGTGGTTCAGTTGCTGCGGTAGGGCAAAAGGCCTCCGCACTGCCGCAGTCGAGGTGCGGAGATGAACCAGTCTGACTACTCACTCGCGAAGGCAATCTTGGACGGCGTCGATGAGACCATCGCCGCGTCCGAGCGACGGTGGGGCGCGGACCGCCTCCGGCTCCTGGTACCTGACGACCTCCGAGCACGGTGGGACCGCCAGTGGCAGTCCTGGTGTCGGGCGGTCGAAACCAACGATCTCGCCGGCATCCAGCGACACGGCGCGGCGGTCCGGCGGGCGGTGGCCGCGCTGGAGGCGGCGGCGACCGCTGCTGGGGGCGAGCCGCTCGCGCCGACGGTCTGGGAGACGACCTACGAGGGCCGAGTGGTCGCGGTGGTGAGGACGAGCGCCGAAGCGTATGCCGTCGCGACGCAGGGGCGAGGGCTTGAGGTCTGGACGCTGGACGAGCTAGTTCGCGTCGCCCTGCCGAGGACCGAGATCGTCGCGGCGGCAAAGCAAGCGTTCCCTGGGGCCGAGGTCGTCGCTTACAAGTCGCCGCCGACCGACTGGGCGAACGGTGGCGACCCGCTTCCCGATTTCCTGACCGCCTGAGCGTGGAGACCAAGAGCATGACCCGAGATGCCGACCGACGCTCAACCCGCGCCAGCGGTCGGAAAAACCGCCCTAGCGTCGATCCTGCCGAGCCGGTCATACCGCCGACCATCGAGCGCGCGCGGCACGCCGAGCACGGGATCGAGGTGGCCGAGCCAGAACGAACCGAGCGAGGCGGTGGTCGGGCATACACCGACGCGCAAGGGCGGGCGTCCCGACCCTGGAGGGTCGTGGATACGCTGGCGGCGATGGAGAGGGCGGGCACAATCAACGGCGAGCAACGAGCAGCGGGTGAGAGGTTCCGTGCGCTGTTTGAGATCGCCGGCCTGGCTGGACTTGGGGCCGCGCCCCTGGAGCGCGCACCAAGCGGGGGCACGGGGGATGGAGGCATTCAACGGCGCATCGATGCTGGACGGGCTGTCAGCAGAGCGCTACAGCTGCTTGGCGGGCGCGGGGCGCTGGTCCTCGTCACCGTTGATGTCCTCGGGCTGGGGCAATCGCTATCGGAGTGGGACCGGGCGCGCCATCAGCGCAACGGACGGGCGGGCATGATGCTGCGGGATGCGCTGGAGATCCTCGCGACGGAATGGCGGGCTTGACCGGGGGAGCGATCAGCGTATCTTGTTGATATTCGGTCGAGGTGCGCCGCAGATGATCATCCCGAGCGCCGATCTGAACGCCAACGAAGTGGCGCGCTTCTACGCCGACCAAAAACGCAAAGTGCCTTTTGCGGCGGTCTGGGCGCTGACCCAGTCGGCCAAGGTGGCCGAAAGCGCCATCCGAGACGAAATGCGGCGCGTCCTGCACTCGCCGCGCGAGTGGACACTTCGGTCTCTCCGCACGGTGCCGGCCACCAAGGCCAAGCCCAGCGCAACGGTGAACTACCGAGAATTCGCGGGCAAGGGCACGCCAGCGGGCACATACCTGCGGTTCCTCGAGGCTGGCGGGCAGCGACGGCACAAACGCTTTGAACGGGCGTTGATTGCGGCGGGCGTCATGCAGGCGAACCAGTATGCCGCGCCGTCTCGCAGTGCCGAGGCGTCGATCCTCGACCAGGACGGTAATGTCCCGGCTAGGGTGATCGTTCGCATCCTGTCGCAGCTGCGAGCCTTTGGCGAAGAAGGCTACCGAGCCAACCTTTCGACCGACCGACGCAACCGACGCCGCGCGGTGAAGCGGGCGGGCGAGCAATATTTCAGCGCATCAGTGCAGCGGGGCAAGATTGCACCCGGCATCTACCGGCGCAATCAAAGCACCGGGCGCATCGAGATGGTCATGGCGTTCGTGACCCGCGCGACATACCGGCGGATCTTCGCGTTCTACGATGTCGGCAACGCGGCGGCGATCAAAGCATGGCCCGAGATGCTGGCTGAGGGCATGGCCCGATACCCGGCGAGGGCTCGATAGGGCAAGAATCGTGCCAAGCGGGTCCCTTTTGGCAAAACAGCGTTTCGGGTAATTCGCACCGCGATGGTTTTCTAGCGACTAACCCATTGAACTATATATGTTATTTGACATGAGGGCGGCAGGGTGCGAAAGCGGACGGGAGCCGGTCGCGAGATCAACAAGACCGAGGTTGCCGATTTGTTCGGCGTCTCGATTCAGTCTGTTGACCAGTGGGTCCGCAAAGGTCTGGTGTGCCGCAAAAACGGCCACGAAGTAATCTTCAATTCGGCAGCGGTCACGGCGTTCCTTGAGACACAAGCCGAAGCCCGCGCGATAGCATCAAACAAGCCCGCCGACGCAGACGAGGCTCGCAGCCGTAAGCTCGCTGCCGAAGCCGAAATCGCCGAGATGCAACGCGACAAGATGCGCGGCGAGTTGGTCGATATCTCGTCCGTTGAAAGCGTCGTGGCCGAAGAATACGCGGCGGTCCGGTCTAAGCTGTTGGCATTGCCGGGAAAACTGGCTCCGATGGTCGCCATCGAGGCTGACGAAATCGCATGCCGCGACCTGATAGAGCGCGGCGTAACAGAGGCATTGGATGAACTCGCCCGAGACGCAGGAGAAATCGCGGCAGGCATTGAGGCTGCGACTGCGAACGATACGCCGAGCGGCGCTGAAAGCACCGCCGCGACTGACCGTCAGTGAATGGGCCGACCAGTACCGGCGTCTGAGCCCCGAGGCTAGCGCCGAACCCGGCGTATGGATCACGTCCCGCGCCGAATACCAGCGCGGGATCATGGATGCGATCAGCGATCCGCGCATCGACACCGTCGTGGTCATGTCGTCGGCACAAGTCGGCAAGACCGAAATCGTGAACAATGTCATAGGCTTCCACGTCGCGCAGGATCCAGCGCCGGTTCTGGTGCTGATGCCGACGCTTGAGCTTGGCGAGGCGTGGTCAAAGGACCGTCTTGCGCCGATGTTGCGCGACACGCCGGCACTGCGGGGCAAGATCAAGGACGCGCGAAGCCGCGATAGCGGCAACACGTTGCTTCATAAGGCATTTCCGGGCGGACATCTGACGATCTGCGGCGCAAACAGCCCCGCGTCGCTGGCATCGAGGCCTATTCGGGTGGTTTTGTGCGACGAGGTGGACCGATATCCGGCGTCGGCGGGCACCGAAGGCGACCCGGTGACGCTGGCGCGCAAGCGATCGGCAACATTCTGGAACCGAAAGCTGGTTCTGACCTCGACGCCGACCGTTAAGGGCGGTTCGCGCATCGAAATGGCGTTTGAGGCGTCGGATCAGCGCCGATATTGGGTGCCATGCCCGCATTGCGGCGAGCATCAGGTGCTGCGGTGGTCGTCTGTTCGCTGGCCGCCAAACGAACCGGAGCGCGCGGCTATCCATTGCGTTGCTTGCGGCTGTGAATGGTCGGATGTCGAGCGCTGGCACGCTATCCGGCGCGGAGAATGGCGCGCCGAGGTGCCAACAAACGGCGTTGCGGGCTTTCATCTGAGCGAACTGTATTCGCCCTGGTCGCGCATCGGCGACATTGCGCGGGCTTTTCTTGAGGCCAAGAAATCGCCCGAGACGCTCAAGGCTTGGACGAACACCAGCCTCGGCGAGACCTGGGAAGATGCCGGCGAGCGGCTCGACGACACCGGCCTCATGGAGCGCCGCGAGGAATGGTCGGACGCGCCAGCCGATGTCCTGGTGCTGACAGCCGGCGTGGACGTTCAAGACAACCGCCTCGAGGTCGAGATCGTCGGCTGGGGGCGGGACGAGGAAAGCTGGTCGCTCGGGTGGCACGTCATCCACGGCGATCCGTCCGCACCAGCGCTCTGGGCGGATTTGGACCGCATGCTGACGACACCGCTGCGGCGCGAGGACGGCGCGGAACTGAGCATTGCGGCTGCTGCGGTGGACAGCGGCGGGCATCACACCCAGGCCGTTTACGCCTACTGCCGCGACCGCTACCGGCGGCGCGTTTATGCTATCAAGGGCATGGCGGGCGCGGGGCGTCCGGTGTGGCCGAAGAAGGCGAGCAAGAACAACTCGGGCCGGGTCAATCTATTCCTGGTCGGCGTCGATGCGGCCAAGGAAGCGGTCTACGCGCGGCTCAAGATCACGCGGCCAGGCGCGGGGTTCTGCCATTTCCCGGCGGACCGCGAGCCTGACTACTTCGCGCAGCTGACCGCCGAGACGATCAGCACACGCTACACCAAGGGCTTTCCGGTCCGCGTCTGGACCAAACGGCCAGGCGCGCGCAACGAGGCGCTGGACTGCCGTGTCTATGCCTACGCGGCGCTGCAAGCGCTGGCAGTGAACTGGTCGCGGCTGGCCTCGGCCAGTGCGACATTCAAGCGCGCCGCGCCTCCTGCTGTGGAGGCGGCGCGCATCGAGCAACCGGCGGCGGAACATGCGCCGCCAGCGCCACCAAGACCTGCGCCGCGACCGGCCTTTGTGCGACCGATGCGCGGGGGCTGGATGGGCGGCGGATGGAGAGGCTGATCGATGGCTGACAACGTCAACATAACCCCAGGCAGCGGCGCGACGGTCGCCGCCGACGACATCGGCGGCGTGCTATACCAGCGCGTCAAGGTCTCGCACGGCGCAGACGGCAGCGCAACGGATACGAGCGTTTCCAATCCGCTGCCCATCGCGGCCTACGGCGAGCTCGTCGAGGCCATCGAGGCGATGCGGATGGCGGTTAACACGCTGACCCGCACCATAGGCCTTGTCACGGTCGATCCTGCGACGGGGCGTCTGCGCGCCGAGGTGGTCCAAGCGACCGCCGCGAGCTTGTTGGCGACAGTCAGCATCGCGTCCAACCAGACGCTGACGACGCTGACGACGCTGGGTAACCAGACGCAGATGGGTGGCTTCGCCGCGCAGGATCAGATCCCTGCGCTGATGCGGCTTTCCGCCGACAATCTCCGACGCAACATATCGGTGACCTGATCATGGCGACCACGCAAGGCAACCGCAAAATCCTTGATCTGAAGCGGTGGGAGATGCTCTCTCCTGCGCCCCAGGCGACGGCAGCGGCGCATTTCATCGTCAGCAGCCGCCACTACCGGCAGCAGCAGATGCTGGTTTCGTCGGCCACCGTCGCGCACCTCTACAATCCAAGCGAGGACGGCTTTGTCCAGCTTCCGTCTCCTGCACTCGGAGGAGCATTTGCGGCGGGCGCGTGTGGCGTCGGCACTGCAATCGGTCCGACCGGCACGGCAACGAGTGGCACGACGTCAACTATCGTTACGAACCTTACGCTGGCGCGCGATCTTCGCGGCTATAGCATTCACATCACGGGCGGGCCAAACGCTGGGGCCACGCTCGCCATCGTTTCCAACACCATCGGCACGAATGCGACCATCACCGTCGCGACACAGGCCAGTGCATTCAGCGCGTCCACGACGTATCGCCTCCTGACGCCGCGCTGGTACGTTCTGAACGCCGTCGCGTCCGCCGGCACGACGACGGCCAACTTGTTCAAGTTCTACTGCTACGCGTTGAACACTTGGACCTCGGCGGAAACCGGCGCGACGGACGGCGTCGCCCCTGCGGCGGTCATCGGCACCGACAGTCGATTGATTTCGACGTCGTCGTGGATCGATGACGCCTACCGCGCGTTCGCGACCGGAACCGCGACTGCTGGCGGCGCTTCGACGTTGACCAATAGCGCGAAAGCCTGGGCAACGAACCAGTGGGCCAATTCGCAAATCCGCATCGTCAGCGGCACGGGCGCGGGCCAGATCCGAAGCATTTCGAGCAACACCGCGACGGTCATCACGGTGGGATCTGCGTGGAACACGCAGCCCGACAATACGTCAGTCTACAGCATCGAGGGCAATGACGATTACATCTATTACATGGGCTCCAACGCCGTCACCCTGTACCGCTACAGCATCAGCGGCGGAACCTGGACGACGTTGTCGCCGGGCGTCGCACGCGGTGGCGCTCCCGGCGCCGGCATGTCTGGACACTGGGTGCATAGCGTGTCTGCGACCGACTGGGCGAACGAAGACGCCATTCTGAATGGGCGCTATATCTACTCGTTTCGCGGCGCGGCAGGCGCGTTGCTGGATCGCTACGACATCGCTGCAAACAGCTGGGCCGCGATGACGTATTCGCCGGCTGTTGAGACGTTCACGACGGGCACAAAGTGGGTGTACCTCAAGGATGCGTTCTACGTTCAGAAGGACGTCTCTGGACGGTGGTTCCGATACGACATCGCCACCGCGTCAATGGATGGCGTCACGCAAATGCTCTATCCAAACGGTGCGGCTCTCGTCGGGGACACTGCTTTCGACGTGACCTATCACGATGGCGCGACGGATATCGACTACATCCACATGATTCTCAACACCTCGACTGTGCATCTTCGCATGATGGTGATCTGATGACGATTTCCGATCTGATCGCCCTCGCCATCGCACGGCTGGCAAACCTGACGGCGCAACGCACATCGGCGGTAACGCTTGGGGATGTCGTCCGAATCGCCCAACTGGACACCGAGATCGCCGAGACCGAGGCCACGCTGGCGGCGCTGCGGGGGATCTGAGATGGAAACGCTCGCGGAACGCCTCGCCCGTCCAGATGTAGCCTCACTGCCCGACTGGGCGGCTGCGGCGGCGTTGAACCAGCCCGACGCGACGCTGCCGGCGGTCGAGACCTGGGTCGAGACGCGCATCGGTATCGGCTCGATCCTCGACACGCTCGGACCCACGGCTGGCGCGAACTTCCTCGACGCGCTGGAGGTGCTGGCCGAGACCACGCCGGTGGTGCGGTGGGGCCTCGAACTGATCCGGGGCTCCGGCCTCGACCTCTCCCGGCCATCGGCACGCGCGCAGCTGGAGGTGCTGGTCGCTGGCCGCATCCTTCAGCCCGAAGAGGGCGAGGCGCTGCTGGCGCTCTCGCGGCGCACGCGGCATCCGTCGTGGGCCGAGGCTAATGGTGTAGTGGTTGACGCGCGGGCCGTCGGTCTCGCGCGTGGAGGTCGGTGATGGCAGTCGCGAAATGGGCCACGCCCAGCACCCGCAGCAGCAACATCCTCTCGACGGTCGCGAACTCGTTGGCGAACGGTTCCGAGTCATCGGTCGTCACCTATGACAACAGCACCAATCGCGATCTGTACGCGCTACTGACGCTGAAGCTCGGCTCGATCACGCCATCGACCGGCGGCTCGGTCTCAATCCGCGTCACGATCAACGACGGCACCGATACGAGCGACAAGGTCGGCGGCGATGTTTACGTCCTGCCGCTGTCGAGCGGCGCGTCTGCCAAGGTCAATGTCGTGCAGGTCAGGCTGCCGCCGCTCTCGCTGCGCTTGTCGCTGGTCAACAACGCGGGTGTGACGCTGGCGTCGAGCAGCAACGAGTTGTACGTCCGCCCCTGGAACGAAGAAGTGGTCTAATGCCGCGCGGGCTCTCGGACTACGATAGCGCGCGGATACAGGGGCGGCTGTGGACGCCGGAGGTGTTGAGGCCGGATTTCTGGTTCGATGCAGCCGACCAAAGCACAATTACGATTTTGTCAGGCAACGTTACGCAGTGGAACGACAAAAGCGGAAACGCTCGAAACCTTTCTACTGCCAGCGACTACCCAACATACAGTTTTGAAAAAAAGAATGGGTTGAATGTTGTTTCGTTTTCAAGTTCCAGTCTCGCCGTCACTGGATTGTCAATATCATACACAGCTCAAAGCACATTTTGTGCGTTTCGCCCGGCGACCCCAGTGCTAAATGCTCGCATTTGGACGCAATCGGACGCAGGCACTGACTGGCAAACAAGCGCTCATTATATTCCCATAGTGCGAGGCCAGCAAACGGCTGATTACCTTAGCTGGCTGGAAAGCGGCTTTCGATCAACATACAACATGACAGACGGCGCTTGGGCAATAGCTGATTCTGTTAATAATGGACTTGAGTTAAGAAATGCGCTGAATGGAAATCTTGCCAGCCCATTTGCTGCAAGTGCATGGAGTAAGACATTTACAAGATTTGGCATGACAGCCTCATTTTCTGGCGCCTCGGTTAATTTTACAGGCGACTACGCGGAGTGCATTGTTCTTCCACTTGCAGCCTCTTTTCGCGAGCGATCTCTTGTTCAAGGATACCTCTCTCATAAGTGGGCCATCCCTCTCGCCGCTGACCATCCCTTCGCCAACCGCCCCCCGCTGATCGGGGACTGACATGCTGCGGGTCAGAGTTCCTGGCAGCACGGCGCTATTTGTTGACCCCAACGCAACTGCCAATGGCGTCACGTTCACCGCAACCGCGTCTTTCATCGCGGGGACTGGTCAGGTCAACGCAACTGCGGGCTTGCCGCGCACAAACAGCGGTCTGCTTCTGTTGCTTGGTTCGGCGCTCGATCACGCCGAGGCATTGCCGGTCTCGGTCGTTTTCGTGCCTGGCGAGGCCAGCGCAACGGCGGGCAACGCAACAGCAGACGGCGTCACGCTCACTGTCACGTCCAGCCTGATCGCTGGATCTGGCAGCGCCGCCAGCCAGGCCAGCGGCGCAACGTTGACCGTCACGTCCAGCTTGATCGCTGGCACTGCCAGCGCGGGCACGACGGCAAACGGCGTCACACTTACCGCAACGGCAAGCCTTGTCTCTGGAGCTGCTACGGCATCCAGTCAGGCAACCGGGGCCACGCTTTCTGCGACCGCAAGCCTGATCGCTGGCGCGGCAAGCGCCGCCAGCCAGGCCAACGGCGCGACGCTCACCGTCGTGTCCAGCCTGACTGCTGGAGCGGCCAGCGCCGCCAGTCAAGCCAATGGCGTCGTGCTGCCGGTTTCCGCGTCGCTGGTAGCGGGTATCGCGTCAGGCAATGCCGAGGCCTCGGGCGCAACGCTTAGCGCAACAGCGAGCCTTCTGGCGGGCTCCGCTGAAGGCGGCGCAACAGCGTCCGGCGCAACGCTTGAAGCCGCAGCGTCTATCATTGCGGGCGAAGCGACAGGCGGCGAAACGGTGAACGGCGTCACGCTCACCGTGGTTTCGTCGCTCCGAGCGGGGCAAGGCATCGCTGGCGAAACATCGCCGGCAGACAACAGGACCGGGGCGTCGGTATCGACGGGCCGGATTGGACTTAGCAAGAGCGCGCCGCGTAGGCCGCTATCGAAAGACGCGGGCCGCATAGCTCGCAGCGCATAGGAGACATCACGATGGCGAGCCTGATCTACACCAGCTTCTTCAACGATCTCGGCAAGGGCAATATCGACCTCGACACCGACACGTTCAAGGTGATGCTGGTCACGTCGTCCTACACCGAGAACAAGGACACGCACACCAAGCGGTCCGATGTGACCAACGAGGTCAGCGGCGCGGGCTACACGACCGGCGGCGCGACGGCGACCGTGACGGTCAGCGCGGTGGACACCACGAACGACCGACAGGAATACGTCCTGGGCGGCGCGTCGTGGTCGTCCAGCACGATCACCGCGCGCAAGGCGGTCTACTACAAGTCTCGCGGCGGCGCGTCCTCGGCGGACGAACTCATTGCGGTAGTCGATTTCGGCAGCGACGTCTCGACGACCTCGGGCACGTTCACGCTGACGGCCAGCACGATCCGCATCCAGAACTGATCCGATGATCCAGTGGCCTGACAAGGATGCCAACGAGACCGTCCTCGTCGGCATCGACTTCGCGGATCGGCTCGACAGCGGCGTGACGCTGACCGCCGTGACGTGGTCGCACAATCCCGGCGGCATCTCGCACACCAGCAACGGTGTCAGCGGCACCATCGCGAGCGTGCGGTTGACGGGCGGCGCGACGGGAAAGGGGTTCGTGTTCACCGCCGAGGTGACCACATCAGACGGCCAGACGCTGCAAGAGAGCGCCGTCTTCCACATCAGGAGCCGCTGATATGGCCGCTGAGACGCCGACCGTCGAACCGACCACGATCATCGCGGGCGATACGCTGCGGTGGCAAATCACGCTGAACGACTACCTGGCGACCGACGGCTGGACGCTCAACTACGCGCTGCGGAACGCAACGAACCACTACAACATAACCGGCACGGCGAGCGGCACCGATCATTTGCTTGAGGTCAACGCCACCAACACGGCGACCTGGGCACCCGGAGTCTACAACTGGACCGCCTACGTCGAGAGCGCGTCCGAAAGGTTCACGGTCAAGCGCGGCACGTTCACCGTCACCGCCAATCCCGCCAACCCGGTGCCGCAGGAATTCCGCACGCAAGCGGCGAAGGCGGTGGACGACCTCAAGACTGCTCTCGCCACGTTCAAGGCCACGGCTGGCCGCGTAAAGCGATACAGCATCGCTGGCCGCGACATTGAGTTTGAGAGCCTCGGCGAGATGATGAGGCTGCTCTCCATGTGGCAACGCGAACTCGCCAACGAGGAAGCCGCTGCGCGGCTCAACACCGGCAAAGCATCGCCGCTTCTGCTTCAAGTCCGGCTGTAAAGGACATCCCGAATGGTCGAACTGAACCCGCTGAAATGGTTTCGCGCGGGCGAAAAGCCCGTCGCAGCGCCGCGCCGCATGGTGCGGCAGCAATCGGCGGGCTTTGCCGGCGCTGCGGTCAATCGGTTGACGCAATCGCTGGCGACGTGGAGCGGTTCGGCGAACAGCGACGCCGAAAACGGTCTCGCGATCCTTCGCGCGCGTGCGCGGGCGCTCTGCAACAACCACGAATATGCGCGACGCTTCCTGTCGCTCACCGCGACGCACATTGTCGGGTCCGAAGGCCCGACGCTCCAGGTCCGGGCGCTGACCAACAGCGGCGTCCTCGACAGCGTCGCCAACAGCGCCATCGAAATGGCGTGGTGGAAATGGCAGAAGACCGCCGACATCGGCGGACGCATGACGTTCGCGCACCTGCTTCGCGTGACCATTAAGGCGGTGGCTCGCGACGGCGAAGCGCTGGTCCGCATCGTGCGGCGGCGCGATCTGCCGAATGGCTTCGCGCTCCAGCTGCTCGAGATCGATCGGCTTGACGAGACGCTGAACAAGGTCACGCCGGATGGTCTCAACATCCGCATGGGCGTCGAGATCGACAGCATGTCGAGGCCCATCGCCTACCATGTGAAGACCTCGCATCCCGGTGAAAGCTGGGGCTGGACGATGCCCGGCTACGAGCGCATCCCGGCGGATCAGATCTGGCATGTGTTCCTGCCGGAGCGCGCCGAACAGGTGCGCGGCTATTCGTGGCTGCACGCAGTGCTGATCCGCATGGGCATGCTGCACAGCTACGAAGAAGCCGCTGTCGTCGCCGCGCGCGTCGGCGCGAGTAAAATGGGCTTTTTCAAGCGTGCCGCCGAGGATGGTGGCTACGCCGGACAGGCAACCGGCCAGCTTGCCGATCAGAACATCGCCGGGTCGCTGTCCGCGCAGGTCGAGCCAGGCGAGATGTGGGAACTGCCGCCGGGATACGATTTCGAGAGCTTCAACCCCGACTATCCGCACGCCAATTTCGAGAGCTTCATGAAGGGCTGCTTGCGCGGCATCGCGGCGGGCCTGGACATAGACTATGCGACGCTCGCGAACGACCTGGAGGCGGTGAACTACTCCAGCATGCGCGCTGGCACCATAGAGACGCGGGATCAGTGGCAGGTGCTGCAAGGCTGGTTCATCGACAGCCTCGTCATGCCGGTCTATCGCGAGTGGCTAGCCTCCGCGCTGGTGCGCGGTGATGTCCGGCTGCCAGCATCAGGCCGCGCCCTTCCTGCGGATCGCTTCAACAAGTTCGCCGATGCCAGCACGTTCCTCGGGCGGCGCTGGCAGTGGGTCGATCCGCTCAAGGATGCCGAGGCCGAAAAAGCGCTTCTCGCCGCCGGTCTTACCTCGCGCAGCCGCATCGCCGCGAAGACGGGCCAGGATTTTGATGAAATTCTCGCCGAGCTTGCTGACGAACAAGCTAAGATCGCCGCTGCGGGTGTCGTGCTGGGCGATCAACCGGTCGAGGCTGAAGACAGCCCCGAGGACGAGGCCGAAGACGAGATGGAAAACGGACAGGAGGCCCGCACATGAAGGGCACGAAGCATACGCGCGTTGCCACTTTTGAGCGCGCTTCTGTTGACCTGGAGGCCCGCACGGTGCCTCTCGCATTCTCCTCCGAGGAGCCTTACGAACGCTCCTTTGGCATGGAGGTACTAGACCACGCGCCGCAATCGGTTCGCCTCGGCAGGCTGGCCGGCGGCGGCGCGCTGCTGCTTGATCACGACCCGACCAGGCTAATCGGCGTCATCGAGCGGGCTTCCATTGACGAGGACAAGATCGGGCGCGCTGTCGTGCGCTTCGGTCGCTCCGAACTCGCTGAGGAAGCGTTTCGGGACGTGCAGGACGGCATTCGCCGGCACGTCTCGGTCGGCTACATGATCCACGACGCGCAGCCCGTTCGCGGGTCGCGCGAAATCCGCGTGACCGACTGGGAGCCGTACGAGTTGTCGCTCGTCGCGATTCCAGCTGATCCCACGGTCGGCGTGGGCCGTGCCGCTGACGAACAGCAGCCGCAATTGCCGGAGCCGCCGAAGGTGGCACCGGAACCCAAATCCGAAAGGAACCTGACTATGAGCGACAACATCCAGCAGCCTGCCGGCGCGGATCTCGAGGCCGCACGCGTGCGGTCGATCCTCGACCTCGGCGACCAGTACTCCAAGTATCTCGGGGCGCGTGATGCCGCCGATGCCGTCCGCAACGGCAAGAGCGTCGAGCAGTTCCGCGATCTGATCATGGCGAAGATGGAAACGCGGCACACGGACACGTCCGCCGCCCATGTCGGCATGACGAAGACCGAGGCGCGGCGCTACAGCCTCGGGCGCGCTCTGCGCGCGGCGGTTCTCGGCGACTGGTCCGATGCGGGCCTGGAGCGCGAGGCGAGCGAAGCGGTGGCGAAAATCATGGGCCGCGCACCCGAGGGCTTCTACATCCCGCTCGACATCTACCGCCGCGACTTCAACGTCGGCACTTCGACGGAGGCGGGTAACCTCGTCGCCACCGATCTGCGTGGCGATCTCTACGTCGATGCGCTGCGAAACGCGATGGTGATGGCGGGTCTCGGCGTGCGTATCCTGCCGGGTCTGACCGCCAACATCGACATCCCGCGCAAGTCGGTCGCCTCGACGCTCGGCATGCTGACGGAAATCGGGTCGGCGGCTGAGACCAACCCCAACATCGCCAAGCTGTCGCTGTCGCCCAAGCGCATCGGCGCGTATGTCGAGGTTTCCAAACAGGCCATCATCCAGTCCTCGATGGCTCTGGAGCCGATGATCCGCGACGACCTGCTCATGGGCGCTGCGATCCTGCTGGAGAACCAGGCGATCAACGGCAACGGCACCGCGCCGAACATCCTGGGCCTCCGCAACACGACCTCGATTTCGACGGCGACTGCCGGCGCGAACGGGGCGACGGTCGCGTGGGCGCACTTCGTCGATCTGGAAAGCGCGGTGGCGAACGCCAACGCCGAACCGGATCGGCTCGCCGGCTACCTGACCAACACCAAGGTCCGTGGTCGTGCGAAGCAGGTGCAGCGCGGCACCAACCTGCCGTTCATCTGGGACAACGGCGCGCAGCCGGTCAACGGCTACCGGGTCGCGGTGACCAACAACGTCCCGGCGAATCTGACCAAGGGCACCAGCACCACCGTCTGCTCGGCGACGTTCTTCTCGTCCGACTGGTCGATGGCCGTCCTGGGCCTGTTCGGCGCGCCGGACATCGTAGTCGATCCCTACACGAAGTCCGACACCGGCCAAGTGAAGATCACGCTCAACCAGTTCGCCGACTTCGGCGTCCGCCAGCCGGGCGCCTTCGCGGTGATGCTGGATCAGTTGACCTGATCCAAGTATGACTAGCGCCGCGCGTCGAGAGATCGGCGCGCGGCGTTTTCTTCAACCCTGGAGGACTGATGGTTTGGCGTCTGGAAACAAGCAACGGCGACGAGGCGAGCAAGGTCAAATATGAGGTGCTGCGGTACTGCAATCGCGGCCTCGACATCGGGTGCGGGCCGCGCAAGGTCTGGCCGCATCTGATCGGCGTCGATAACCTGACGGACACCAAGCTTTTCGGCATCCGCATGCGGCCGGACATCGCGATCAGCGATGCGTCCAGGCTGGCGATGTTCGCGGACCAGTCGTTTGACACGGTGTTTTCGTCGCACACGCTTGAACACATTGAGGACTACCGCGCAACGTTGCGCGAATGGTGGCGTCTTCTCGCACCTGGCGGGCACCTGACGCTCTACCTGCCGCACTGCGACCTGTATCCGCGCATCGGGCAGCCCGGTGCCAATCCTGACCACAAGCACGACTTCGCGCCCGAGGACATCGTCGCGGCCATGCGCGAGATCGCGCCGGACTGGACGCTGCTTGTCAATGAGACGCGCGACCAGGACGATGAGTATTCCTTCCTCCAGGTCTACCGCCGCGAGAAGCCAAGCGCCGGTCAGATGGACAAGGCCAGCGAGCCGAAGCCCGAGAAGAGCGTCGGCATTGTGCGCGTAGGCGGGCACGGCGATGCGCTCTGGGCGTCGAGCGTCTGCGCGAACTACAAGGAGCAGGGCTATCACGTCACCTGCTATGTCGGGCCGACTGGCGGCGCGGTGCTGAAACACGACCCGAACATCGATGACCTGGTGGTCTTCAGCGACACCGTGATCCCGAACGAGGAAGCGGTGGCGTTCTGGTGCCATCAGGCCAAGCGGCATACGAAGTTCATCAACCTGATCGGCAGCGTCGAGAACCGGCTGCTGCCGCACGAAACCAGCTACGAGTTCTTTCTGCCGCAGACCGTTCGTCATCGGCTGATGAACGCAAACTATCTTGAGACCGTTCACGCCTACGCCGATCTGCCGCCATCCAATTTCCGCCAGCGCTACTATCCAAGCGCCGCCGAGGAGGCCTGGGCCAAGCGCATCCGTGCAGAGCTGCCGGGGCCGGTCGTCGTCATCAATCCTGCGGGCAGCGGGCCGGTCAAATACTGGCCCTACACGCAGCGTTTGATGGAGCTTCTGGCCGCGCGCAAAGTCTATTCAGTGGCGCTCGGCGACATCCGCGATGAGAGCGTGCTGGGCGTCGAACCCTACGGCATCTACGCGGGCATGGAGTGGCCCGTAAGGCATGCGCTGGCGTACGCGCTACAGGCCGACGCTGTCGTCGCCACCGAAAGCCTGATCGCCAATGCGGTGGCATTTGAGCCGATGCTGAAAATCGTGACGCTGTCGCATAGCAGCGTCGAGAACCTGACGAAGCACTGGGTCAACACCGCGAGTGCAGAACCGCTGGCGCTCGGGTGCTATCCATGCCACCGCGTGCATCCGCCGAACTATTCGTTTTGCGCGCGCGACACGACGACAAAGGCTGCTGCGTGCCAGGCGCTCGCGCGGCCTGAGAAGGTGGCGGAACTGGTGCTGAATTACCTCGAGCACATCGGCAAGCTGGAGCCCGTGAAATGAACATCCAAGGCGACATCGCGGCGCTGATGGACATCGATATTTTCGGTGTTGCCGCTCGCGTCACGCGCGCCGGCCAGACGGTCGGCACGAAGGTCGCCGGGATCTACGACGACGAATACGAGGCTGTTGACCCGCGCGGCGGCATCCCGTTCGCGGTGTCGCAGCCGCGCTTTATGGTCGCCACCGCTGATCTGCCGACAGGCACGCGCGAAGGCGATGCGCTGCGTATCGGCTCGACCACCTACACGATCCGCGTCGTCCAGGCTGACGGCACGGGCGTCACGACGCTGCTGCTGGAGAAGCCCTGATGCCGCACCAGCGCGAGGCAATCCGCGATGCGATGGTGACGGCGCTTACCGGCCTCGCGACGACCGGCGCGCGCGTCTATCGGTCTCGGGTCTATCCGATCGCCGCGCATCTGCTGCCCGCGCTATTGGTCTACGCGCGCGGCGAGACGAGCGAGCGAGAGATCGTCATGGGCGTGCCGACCAAGCTGGTCCGCCGCTGCGACATCATCGTTGAGGGCATGGCGCGCGCCGTGGCCGATGTTGACGAGACCCTTGACGATATCGCCGCCGAGGTCGAGGCCGCCATTGGCGGATCGCAATTGAGCGGCGCGGCGCGCGATTGCACGCTGACCAGCACTGACATCGATATCGTGGACGGCGGCGACCAACCGCTCGGCGTCGTCCGCCTCACGTTCGCCGTGACCTACCGCACGGCGGAGAACAACCCCACGACGACATCGTAAGGAGACGACGAAATGGCAAACCATCGCGGCCAGGAAGGCCTCGTTCGGGTCGGCACCAGCGCGGTGGCCGAACTCCGTTCGTGGTCGCTCGACATCACGCAGGACACCATCGAGGACAGCACGATGGGCGACACGTTCCGCACCTACACCACCGGCATGAAGTCTTGGTCGGGCCAGCTGACGTGCTACTGGGACGAGACCGATGCGAACGCTCAGATGGCGCTCGCGCCGCTCGGCACCAACGCCGGAACGGCGACGGTGACGTTGCTTCCCGAAGGCACCGCGACGGCGGCGACGACCTATAGCGGCGTCGTGGTCGTCACGGGTTGCTCGCACACGGCCAGCTTCGACGGCATGGTCGAGGCGACGTACAGCTTCCAGGGCACCGGCACCCTGACGAAGACGAACTGATCATGCGGCTGATCGAAGCACTGGTGGCGCGCGCCAACGATATCGGCGCGCGCCGGATCGAGGTTCCCGAGGTCTCGCAACCCGACGGGAAGCCCTATGCGATCTACGTCTCGCCGATGACGGTGGCGGAACAGCGCGAGTTGTCCCGCCGCTACAAGGACGATCCGCACAGCTACCTCATCGGCGCAATCATCATGAAGGCGCGCGACGAAAAGGGCGAGCCGGTCTTCACGCTTGAGGACCGAGATACGCTCATGCGTCGGTGTCCGGCGTCGATTGTGCAGTGGATGGCGGCGGAAATCTCGCGCGTGGCGACGGTCGAGGAGCGCGAGGGAAACTGAGGGCCGATCCCGAGGAACTGTCGCTCTACAGCCTCGCGGATCGGCTCCATATGCGCGTCGCCGACGTTCTGTCGATGACGGTCGATGAGTATCGCGGCTGGATCGCTTACGAGCGCATCCGGCGGGAGAAAAGGTGATGGCTGTTCCGCCGCTTCAATTACAACTTGAGGCCCAGGACAAAACCGCGCCCGCATTCGACCAAGTCAACAAGCGGCTGCGAGACACAGAGGGCACTGCCGCCCGCATGGGCGCGCAGGTCGGGCGAGTGGCGCAACAAGCCGGATATCAGGTCGGCGACTTTGCGTCTCAGGTCGCCGCTGGTGGCTCGGCCATGACTGCATTCGTGCAGCAGGGCTCTCAATTCCTGACGATGTTCGGAACCGGCGGGGCGATTGCCGGTGCAGCGCTCGGCATCGGAGCCATTGCCTATAAGCTGTACGAAGCGGGAGATGCGGCGAAAGAAACGCGCAACGCCATCTCCGACATGACGGACGAGATCGAGCGGCTGAACAAAGAGACGGCGAAGATCACCGCGCCGACACCGCGCCTCACGGCAGGGCTTGAGATTGCGAACCTGCAACGTGAGATCCAGCAACTTCAGGCTGGCATGCCGACGCAGACAAGCGGCGGCGGAATGATGGGCGACCTCGGGGTCGGGCTGGAAGGATCGGCGGTGGCGGCGGGCCGCGCCGCTCAAAAGATCGCCGAGCTGACGAAGAAGCTGGAGGAACTGACAAGGGCCGAGCAAGCCAATGCGGTGGCTTTGCTGTACTCCGACGACGCCTACAACGCGACCGGCCAAGGCATCGCTGAGTTGATCCAGCTTCGCGAAGAAGCCGCACGCAAAGCCGAGGAAGAGGCGCGCGCAACCGAGATCGCGACGCAAGCCACAATCCAGTCTGTGATCGAAGGCCTCGACCCCGCCGCACGCGCGACGCGCGAATACGAAAGCCGCTTGACCTATCTCGGCCTCGCGCTCCAGGCGGGCAGCATCGACCAGGAGCGATACACCGCGCTCGTCAATCGCGCCGCCGACGAACTGGACAAGGCCAAGGTCTCGGTTGATCGCCACGCTCAGGCGCTGGACGAGCAAGCGCGCCGCATTCGCGCGCAGCTTGATCCGACGGTGGCATATGCCGAAGAACTCGAGCGGCTCAACGAACTGCTGATGACCGGTCGCCTGACGCATGAGGAATACGCTGCGGCGGCGGACCAGGCGTGGAATAGGCTGAACCAAACCACAAGCGGCACGCGCGACATTGCGCGCGACCTTGGCTTGACGTTTGAAAGCGCATTTGAGGACGCCATCGTGAAGGGGCAGGGCTTCCGCAGCGTGCTGGGTGGCATCGCGCAGGATCTCGCGCGCCTGGTGCTGCGCCAGACCGTCACGACGCCACTTGCTGGCCTGGCCTCAAGCTTCCTCGGCGGCCTGTTTGGCCCAGCTGCGACGCCAAGCTGGGCGATGTCGCCGACCGATCTTGGCCTTCCCGGCTTTGCCGACGGTGGCACGGTGACGGGCGGACGCCCGATCATTGTCGGCGAGGAAGGGCCGGAGGTGTTCGTGCCGGCGGGCAACGGCACCGTTGTGCCAAACGGCGCGTCGATGGGCGGTGGAGTGACGGTCAATCAGACCATCAACATCTCAACCGGCGTCGCCCAAACCGTCCGCGCCGAGATCGCCGCGCTGATGCCAGCCATCAAACGGCAGACCGTCGATGCGGTGGCAGACGCACGCATGCGCGGCGGCTCGTTCGCTTCGGCAATGGGAACCTGAGCATGGCGATCACCTATCCACTCTCGATCCCAACCACCGGCATTCGGTCAATCTCGATCCGCGCGCGCAATGTTGTGGGCGCGAGCGTCAGCCCATTCACCGGCCAGCAGCAGCTGGTTCGTCACCAGGGCGCATGGTGGGAGGCGGATGTAACGCTTCCGCCGATGAAGCGCGCCGACGCAGAAGAATGGATCGGATTTCTGATGTCGATGAAGGGGCGGTTCGGCACGTTCCTGCTCGGCGACCCGGCAGCGACATCGCCGCGCGGAACATGGGCCGGGACACCGCTGGTGAACGGCGCGGGGCAGACTGGCGAAGCGTTGACCATTGACGGATTTTCGGCGGGAGCGACCGCCAAGCGTGGCGACTATTTCCAGATCGGCACGGGCGGCGGCGCGCGGCTTTACAAGGTGCTGGCCGATGCCACCGCTGCTGCGGGGGCCATGACGCTCGATATCTGGCCGAGGCTGCGCGAGAGCCCTGCGGACAACGCGGTGGTCGTTACGTCAAACACCGTTGGACTGTTCCGCCTCGCGTCGAATGACAGCGAGTGGAACGTGAACGAAGCCACGGTCTACGGCATCACATTCGCGGCGGTCGAGGCGATCTGATGTCCCGCGACCTCACCGCATCCGTCATCACGCAGCTACAGGCCGCGTCCGTCGAAGTTGGCATCCTGTTCGAGGGCGAGTTCGCCTCGGGATGGGTGCGGCTCTGGTCGGGCATCGGGAACCTGTCCTGGGACGGGAAGACATGGTCCGGCGTCGGCACACTACTCGGCATCTCGGCCATCGATGAGACGAACGAGATCCGCGCCTCGGGGCTGACGGTGTCGCTATCGGGCGTGCCCTCCGATCTGCTCGCCGCCGCGCTTGGCGATGCGCGATCGGGCAAGACGGGCCGCGTCTATCTCGCGTTCTTCAGCGGCGGCTCGGTCGTGGCCGATCCGGTGTTGCAGTTCGAGGGCCGCCTCGACGTTCCGGCGATCGAGGACGGCGAGGACACCGCCACCATCGCGATCTCCTACGAGAGCGAACTGATCGACCTGGAGCGCGCCCGCGAGCGACGCTACACGCCCGAGGATCAGGCGATAGATTACCCCGGCGACCTAGGTTTCGCGTATGTTGCAAGCCTCCAGGACGCGCAGATCACATGGGGCCGCTGATGATCGTTCGCCGCGAAGATTGGGCATCGAGGCTCGCCGCTGCGTTTGAGGACGCTCGCGACAAGCCGTTCCAGTGGGGCGTTCACGACTGCGGCTTGTTCGCTGGCGACTGCGTCCGTGCGATGACGGACGTCGATCCCGTCGCGCTCTATCGCGGCCAATACACCGACGAAGAAGGCGCGCGCGCCACGATGCTCGCGCTGTCCGGCGGCGGGCTGCGCGCGGTGTGGAGCAAGGCTCTCGGGCCAGCGATGAACAACACGCTGATGGCGAAGCGCGGCGACGTCGTGCTGGTCACCACCGACTACGGCGAGACCGAGGCCACCGGGATCGTCGCAGGAGCGCGTGTGGCGTGCCTTTCGCAGTCGGGGCTACTGATGATGCCTTCGCGCTGCATCGTCGCTGCCTGGGGCGTCTGATGCCGTTTGTTGTCCCGGCTATTGCCGCTGCGGTGAAAATCATCGGGATTGGCGGCGTCGTTTCCGCCAGCCTCGTCGGAATAGTGGGCGGACTTGCGGTTGCAATGACGCTCTCGGCCATCGCCGGGGCGATCTTCCGCCCCAAGCGGCCAAAGCTCTCCGACCCCTTCGCGGGCGCGCAGCGCACGCAGACCGTGCGCGAGCCGATCACGCCGTGGCGCGTGGTCTATGGTCAGGTGCGGACCGGCGGTGCGATCACGTTCCTTCACACCACCGACTCCAATTCCAAGCTCCACCTCGTCATCACGCTCGCCGGTCATGAGTGCGAGGAGATCGGCGACATCTACTTCGATGACGAAATCGTCCCGCTTGATGGCAGCGGCAACGCTACGGGCAAATACGCCGGATACGTCCGTGTTCAGAAGAAGCTCGGCACCGACGGGCAAACGGCGTTCGCCGACCTCATCACCGAGGCGTCCGACAAGTGGACCGCTGACCACCGGCAGCGTGGTCGCGCGTGCATCTACGTCCGCTTGACGCACAATTCCGACCTGTTCGCATCCGGCATCCCGAACATTACCGCCGTCGTGAAGGGCAAGAAGGTCTACGACCCGCGCACATCCACGACCGCGTGGGGCGCGAACGCGGCGCTCTGCTTGGCCGACTACTTGACCGACCCGATACGCGGCCTCGGTGTGGACTATGCCGCGCGCATCGATGAAGCCGACCTGATCGCCGCCGCGAATATCTGCGACGAAAACGTAACGCTGGCGGCGGGCGGCACCGAAGACAGATACACCATGAATGGCACCTTCGACACCTCGCAGCGCCCGCGTGACATCATCGCATCGATGACTGGCGCAATGGCTGGCCGCGCGTCGCTGGTCGGCGGGACATGGTCGATCTTCGCGGGCGCATACACCGCACCGACCATCACGCTGACCGAGGCTGATCTGCGCGGGCCAATCCGCGTGTCGTCGCGACTGAGCCGTCGCGATCTCGCCAACGGGGTCAAGGGGACGTTCGTCTCGCCTGACAACAAGTGGCAAGCCTCGGATTTCCCGCCGGTCTCGAATGCCACCTACGTCTCCGACGACGGCGGCGAGAAGCTCTGGCGCGATATCGATCTCCCCTTCACGACCAGCGCGGCTACCGCGCAGCGCATCGCGCGCATCGAGCTACGCAAGGCGCGGCAACAGATCAGCGTGCAGCTGGCGGCGAAGCTCACCGCGTATCGGCTGGTGCCTGGTGACGTCGTCGGCCTGACCAACACGCGCATGGGCTGGACGGCGAAGCCCTTCGAGGTCACCGGCTTGCGCTTCGTCACCGATGGCGACGGCAGTCTCGGCGTCGATCTCGATCTGCGCGAGACCGCCTCGACCATCTACGACTGGACGGCGGGCACCGACGAGGAAGAAGTCGATCCCGCGCCGGACACCGATCTGCCGAACCCCTTCAGTGTCAGCGCGCCGACGTCGCTGGTCCTGGCGAGCGGCGACGCCGAGATCCTTCAGCTGGCCGAAGGCTCGGTGATCAGCCGCATCAAGGCCACATGGACCGCGCCGAGCGATGCGCGCGTGGCGAACTACGAACTCGCCTGGAAGAAGAGCGCCGAAACCGACTGGGATAGCGTCCTGTCCTCGGCGTCGGTCACCGTCGGCTACGTCGCGCCAGTCGAGGACAGCACGGCCTACGATGTGCGTGTGCGTTCGATCTCGGGCCTCGGCGTGGTCTCGGGCTGGGTGACGGTGACGGGCCATGTCGTCGAAGGCAAGAGCGCGCCGCCGCCGCGTCCTGATACGTTCCAGGTCGCGCGTATTGCGGACGGAACGCGGCGCTTCACCTGGAGCCTCGCGAGCCTCCCGGCGGATGTGCGATCCGGCGGCGGCTACCGCATCCGCTACAAGACCAGCAGCACGACCGACTGGTCCTCGATGACGGCGCTGCATGAAGGGCTGCTCATCTCATCGCCGTACGAGACGGCGGATCTCGCCAGCGGAACATATTGGTTTGCCATCAAGACCGTGGATAGCTCGGGCAACGAAAGCACCGACGCGCGCTTCATCGCGTCCGCCGTGCTCGGCGATCCGCCACTGCGTGATGTGCTGCTCCAGCGGATCGAGCAGTCGCTGACATGGCCGGGGACGAAGACCAGCTGCTTCCTCGACGCCGACAACGCGCTCCACGCTACGTCCTCGCAGAACTGGTCGAACCTTCCGAGCGCCTGGTCGTCGCTGCCCGCGACCTGGGACAACATCCTCACCAATAACAGCCCGATCCGATACGAGACGCCGGTCCTCGATCTCGGGGCGGATGTCAATTTCACACCGCTCGTCACTGCTGTCGCCAACGGCACGGTGACGCTGGAGATGAAAACGGGCACTCAAGCCGATGGCACCGTCACCGGCTCCTGGGTCGCGCTGGCGCTGGTCGAAGGCAAACGCTACGTCCAGATCCGCGCCTCGGTGTCTGACACGACGCCGGTCCTGTCTGGCCTGACGACAATCATCTCTTCGTCGTCGTATACGGACACCTACGAGGACGTGAACACGGCGACCGAGACGGCGTCGTGGTTCTCTTCGGTCGCGGCGGGTCATTTCAAGATCGGGGCGCGCGGCCAGCTGGCGGCGATCAGCACCGCGCGTATCCTGGCCTTGCAGAACGTCGGCGCGGGCTGGTCGTGGGAGTTGATCTCCAAAACGCAGACAGTAAACAGCGAGCCAGCGGCTGAATTTAAAGTGTATAATTCTTCTGGTACATTGAGCAATGCTACAATCGATGTAGAGCTGCGAGGGCCACAGGCATGACGCTCCCGACGAACGCATCCAAGGCGAACTTGGACAGCGCGACGGACGATCCGAAGCTCGCGCGTCCTGACCTCGCGGACCTGGTGGACAAGTTCAATGACCTGCTCACCCACCTCAATCTCAGCACGATCACCAGCGGTCCCGCCGCGATCCCGCTCTCGGTCGCCAACGGTGGCACGGGCGCGGCGACCGCCGCAGCAGCGCGCACCAACCTCGGCGTCGAGGACGCCACCGAAAGCGCCGCCGGTCGCATCGAGATCGCGACGCAGACCGAAAGCAACAACGGCACCGATGACACGCGCGCGCTGACGCCGCTGAAGCTCGCGAGCATCTCGCCGGCGTCGGTGACCTACTCGACCAGCGACCAGATCCTCATCCTCGACGCAAGCGACAGCAATAAGCTGAAGCGCGCGACGGTGACGACGGGCAAGGTTCTCCAGGTCATCAACACGACGAGCAGCGCCGTCGCCACGAACACGACGGCGATGCCCTACGACGACACCATCCCGCAGAACACGGAAGGCGCGGAACTGATGACGGCGACGATCACGCCGTCGAACTCGAGCAACAAGCTTCGCATCGACGTCACCGTGTTCTGTGCCTCGTCGTTCGGCGACATGGTGGTCGCGCTGTTCCAGGACAGCACCGCGAATGCGCTGGCGGCGGGCGGGCATGACATCATCAACCGCGCCAACGCGATGATCGAGATATCGTTCAGTCACTACATGACCGCCGGCACGACGTCCGCCACGACGTTCAAGGTGCGCGGCGGGCAGAGCAATGCGGGATCGACCTTCACCTTCAACGGCGACAACGGCGCGCGGCTGTTCGGCGGCGTCATGTCGTCCTCGATCACCGTCACCGAGATCGCAGCATGAGCGATCACATAGACCCGCGCGATTTCGGTCGCCTAGAAGCCGAGGTCGCCGCGCTCAACAAATCTGTCGAGGCGATGGCCGC